GCTTCTTTCTTACAGTAGTCTGAAGCTTGCTGGGGGGTGCCTCTACGTGGTTCCCAGTGAGCGCGGTCGAAGAGTTTCTTCAAGCCCGAAAGTCGATATTTCTTTCGAAATTCGAGGTATCCTTGAAGATGAGGAGTGCCTTCCTCGCCGATTTCATTGCCTATGATACCATAGGTACATAGGTCGTGATCGATAATTTCGGTCGGTAAGGGGTTGTTGAGGGTAAAACACCAGTGTTTTGCAAGGGGCCCGCGGTCGTCGGTAGTCTTTTTGGATGGATCCATGGAGCCTTAGCCTAAGGTAATACTATACTTAGGCTAAGGATCCAAGTTATAAATAAATACTCCGCACATTTATTACGGGAGATCTGCTCGGATTATAAATAGTTTTTGGAATTCCCTATTATTTTTGGAATTTCCATTCTATAAATAGTTGACCAATGGTTATTTATATGTCAATGTCTCACTTGTGCACGTGTCTTAAATGCCTAAACGCTATAAAGCTTATCGTAGACGCCCATCTAGAGGCAGAATGGTCAAGCGACGCTATGGAAAGCAACAGTATACACGAAGAAAGTTCAGACGAGGACGAAAGATCGCACCCGCTCCGAGATCGAAATTCATTAAACTCGTCTTCTCAGATTCCAATACAAACGGATTGTCCGTCACAACCGGACAGAAGTTAACCTTCGTACAATACAAAATGAACAGTGCATACGATATCGATGCACAAGTACTCAGTGATTCGATTGTTGGATTCAAAGAATGGTCAGCGTTCTACGCACGATACTTGGTGACATGGGCAAAGATTGAAGTTGACTTTGCAAATGCGTCAACAGTTCCAATGTACTGTGGAGTGTGTTTTCGACCAGTTACTAACGAAACGACATGGTCAACATGGGCTGATTGGAGAAACATCGAAGGTAACGGAATGGTAAGTCGATTCGTACAACTTGGAGCCGGTGGTAGTTCACAAGATATGAAGAAGTTAACAATTAAAGCACCATTATGGAAGGTGCACGGTAACAAAAAGGAATACTACGGTGACACAGGTTTTTCAGCACCAGTAGATTTAAATCCTGGTAGACTTATCGATGGTTTCGTATGGATACAAACACCAACCGACTTAGCTGCAACGCTAAATCTTAACATATTTACGAAGATTAAGATAACGATATACGTGAAGTTATTCCAACGTAAACTTCTTAAGCAATCAGTTTTCGGTATTGACGGTGGAGAAAGTTTACAAGAACCTGGAGCTGTTAATACACCAGCAGAGTATAGCCGTGGTGACATTGAGTTCTAACGGTCGGTACTCAGACTACGGATGCTACGCATCCTACGCTTCGTAAGGTTTCAACCAAAAGACAGTCGTTAATAAATTTATTACTGATCGAAGTCTTCTACAGTGGTTTTATCTTCTTTATAAAAGATGGGTTTAAATCGACGTTGAATTGGTAGGTGAGTTTTATCGTCAGGCCAAATTTGTTTGGGTTTGTAGTTGGACGTAATGATGATCTGTTTGGGTCGAATATCGCGTTTGCCTTGATTCTTCATATCAGCTGGAAATGCATAGTGATCTGCCCATAATTTAACATAACGACCAAGAGCAACATCATAAATGTCGACGTCTTCAATGATTACGACGTCTTCGCCTTGGTAACCGTCCCACCATTTGTTAGCGTCTTTGACGAAAGCATCAGGGTATTTTTCACGGACGGTGCGTGATTTACCGGTCCCTGTCGGTCCGTAATGCCATTCATTATTAAGTTCGGTAATTGGGGGAACTTTAGGGGCATGATCTGTAGCAATACGTTTAAGGGTTTGATAGTGGGGAATATAAATTCCTGCTTCGATATCTTCGATTGTACCCTTTTTAGCGAGTTCCTTTGCTTTTTCCCAATCCTTTTTAATACGTTGAGGTCCGGTGATTGATAATAGCCCCCATTCTTCAAAATTTGCTTCTTTCTTACAGTAGTCTGAAGCTTGCTGGGGGGTGCCTCTACGTGGTTCCCAGTGAGCGCGGTCGAAGAGTTTCTTCAAGCCCGAAAGTCGATATTTCTTTCGAAATTCGAGGTATC